AGGTGCGCCTGCAGACTCACGCCTAGACCCCTCCGCTCAAGACCGGGACCTTCTTGTGGTGTGCGAGGAGCTGCTGGACCTCGCGAGGCAGCGTCTCCTTACGAAAGGTCTGGGAGAAGTTCGTCACCGACATGGACGAGATCCCCATGTCCTGCGACTTGTTCCAGATGCTCAGGGCCCAGAGGGTAGCCGCCAGTTTGATGTCCTCTGGCAGTGTCCCTGACGTGTAGCCACCCGAATACGTGACCTTGATGTGCTTTCGACCGCGGGGCCATACGCGGTCCGGGTTGATCCAGTGCACCAGCCCCGAGTCGTCATCGCTGACATACTCGGTCGACGTGACCAGGGTCGATGCATCGAAGACTCGCGTCGTGTCCACATAGATGGATGTGATCGACGACAAGGGATACAGCGACAGGCGGATGCCCGACGACGTACCCCTGGCCGACAGATACTCGGTGACATCCGAACCCGTATCCTCGAGATCCCTCCCAAGGTAGGACCGCACGGCTGCGTTGACCTGGAGCTCGAGGGCTACCAGGTCCGTGTCGTAAGCCGTTGTCCTGATCCGCGCATGGGTCTTGAAGTCAGACGCGGAAAACAGGGTCAGAGCCACAGATCACCTCCTTGGGATCCCGGGAGAAGGTGACAGGCGAGGCCCCCGGTGGCCCCGCCTATCCAACGGCGACCTAGTCGTCGATGTTGATGATGGCGACCGTGTGCTTCGCCGAGCTGCTGCTGATGCCGCAGTTGAAGGACCAGCGAGCAGTCGCGACAACGTCCGTCACGCCGTTCACGATGTTCTTGTCCTGCTCGAACATGACCTGCTGCCGGTCTCCGATCCTCCATCCGCAGGCGGTCCGGTTCAGGACCAGAGCTGTCGAGAAGGTGGAGCTTGTGGCCGCGTTCACACCGGAGGCGTTGGTCACGTCCTTGCGGTCCTCGACGCCGTGCGAGATCACGACGGGCACGCCGTAGACCCTGCCGACCTCGCCGGTGAGGATCGTGGCCTGCGGGCCATACTTGTCGACCGTGACCATGCTCGTGTCGGCCAGGAGGTCGAGGTAGCTCGCGGTGTTGACGAAGGCGACCAGCTCGCCCGGGCGACCCGCGGCATACTTGCCCATCAGGTCCATGGCCGAGAGGATGTCGGCAGCCGTCAGGGCGTTGCCGCCTGCGTTGACGGTTCCGCCGGTCAGGACGTTCAGTGCGTAGTCACGCAGCCCGTCCCAGGCGCGCTCCACACGGCTGGCGGTGTTGGTGTCCGTGTGCGTGTCGTTGTCCATGTGCGTCGAGGCGGTGTCGCCCGAGACGATGGCGAGCTCAAGGGCCTCACCCAGGTTCCGCGTGATGGCGGCCCTGATCTCAGGAAGGACAGCGACGATCGAGTCCTGGCTCATCTCCATGGTGAACGCCTGGTAGCTGGCGAAGGTCTTCGCCGCCCAGGTGCGCTTGGTGGTGCCCAGGTTGCTCTTGATCGCGTTGGCCACCTCCGTCCGCATGTAGGCGGTGCCCAGGCCGTTCAGGACCGGGTAGTAGAAGGTCGGCGTCGGCATGTTGAACCGTGCGAAAGCGGAGACGGTCGGCAGCGCCAGGCGGATGTCGTCCAGCAGCGAAGAGGCCCACCCGTCCGGCACCCACTCGGCGCCGTAGCCAGCCTGACCGGTCTCGACGTAGTCGCCGGCGGCCTTCTCGATCACGTTCTCGAACTCAGTCGAGAAGTCGTCGAGCTGACGGCCGAGAGTCGGGAAGGACTTCCGGAACGTCGCGCGGACGCCGTGCTGATGGCATTCCTGGACGTACTTGGAGTTCCCGCGCGCGACAAGGCTGGCCAGCGTGTGGGCGATGTAGCAGTCGTCCAGCATCCGCAGGGCGCTCTTCACGTCCTCGTCGAACCGCTTGCCCAGCAGCTCCTTCTTCCCGGAGCCCTCGTACTGGGCGATGCTCCGCAGGTCCTCGCGACTCTTGACGCCGAGGGCCTTGATCTTGTGGACGACGCTCTCTCCGTCGACCTCCCGATAATCCCTGACGGGCTCGTCCTCGATCTTCTTGAGCTGCTCGAGAGCCGTGCTCAAGTCGGTCTCGACCTTGCCCATCTTCTCCTTCATCTCGCTGACGGTGGCGCCGTTCTCCTGGGCCTCCTTCAGAACCGACTTCACCTCGCTGGTGAGTTCGGCAACCTGCTCCGTGAACTTCTCGTTGTTGCTGGTCATTCTTCCCCTCGCCTAGTGGCGCCCCTTCAAAATCCCGAGGAGGTCGGCGACTCCCCTGTCACCGTTTTCCTTTGCCTCCTCCGGGCTCTTCGCCGTTGCGCTAAGGGCGCTCAGGCGCAATGTCTCGATGGCATCCAGGATCTCTTCGTTGACGAAGTCTCCCTTGTCCAATGTCTGCATGGCCTTCTCGACGATGGCGCGCGCGCGTGCGATCACGTCCATGTCGGAGGGCTGCACGAAGAGCATGTCTGCGTGCGTCTTGTATTCCGCTGCCCCGATCGTCTTCAGGATGCGCATCTGCTTGATGGCGGCATCGGGGTTGGCAGGGATGGGCACTGCGGATAGCTCGAAGAGCTCCGCATCCGTGATCTCGAGGGGCCCGACACTCTTGCCCTCGGCATCCTTCTCCTGGTAGACCTCGAAGACCCGAAAGCCGATCGAGAATGTCTTCAGGAACCCAGTCGCATAGGCGTCGAAGATGTCGTCCGCCAAGGCACTCTTTCCCTCGGGCCGAAACCGCATCTTCGCGTCGATCGTGTTCTCGCTGATGTTCAGCGACTCAACTCGACCGATGGGAGCATTGCTGTGAGGGTCGTGGCTCCACAGCACGACAGGGTTCTTCATGAACGTGTCGATGCGCTTCTCGAAGGCACGCGGATGGACGATCTCCCCGTCACGGTCTACGGAATCGCTCGAGATAACGGCCTCGATCGTGCGATCGTCCACGTTCACGCTGGTCGGAGCCTTCACCGAGAAGGCGGGCAAGTCCTTCACTTCCTTGAGCCAACCGTTTCCCGTGCCCTGCCATTTGAACTTCATGCTGAGGCCCCCCTCATCTCGGCCTTGGTGTTCTCGACGAATCGCGCCAACTTGACCTCCTCCTGCGGGAGCATGTCGCAACGACATTGTGTAACGAACTCGGCAGGCGCCGCTGGGTCGCCGGGGAACATCAATGCCGCAGACGACCCACGCTCCACGTCTGTCAGCGTGAAGGGCTCACCCATTGGGATAGGCTCTTCATTCGTCTTTGCGTCTACGTCTTGATGGCTCTCTCTCACACGCTCCCCGTCGCGTGTGCTCAGCCAACTCTTGAGAGGCGTCCCGTCTTCCTTGAATGCCTCAAATGCCGACTTGTTGACGGCGCCGATGGTCTCCGTCCGCGCAATCTTCTCGGCGCGCAGGTCGGAGAACTCAGGCATCTTCCGCAGGCGCGCGAATACCTCCGAGACCCCTTCGCCCTGCGCGACGCCAGCGTCGAACTCGGCCCGCAGGCTCTCGAGCGTCTTGCGGTTGATGTCGGTCAAGTGCTTGAAGAAGTGGACCCGTAGGAACTCCTCGAGTTCGGGGTTGCCGAGGTCGAACGCGATTCCCACGAGGAGATCCGCCTCGGTCTCGCCTGGCTCCATCTTCTCCCGATACCAGAGCCCCCCCGTCTTGGACCGCCCAAGGCGCCGCAATGCGCGCTCCCCGCTCTCCTTCATGATCTCCGCCATCGTGGGGAGGAGATCCCTGTAAGCGCGCTTGGCCTCATCCTCGACAACGAAGACGTCATCCACGCGAGGCACAGAGTCCCTGTCCTCGAGCTCAGACAGGATGCGACGCTGCTGGTCCTTCAGGAACGCGCCCACACGGGACGCCAGCTTCGTCTCCTGCGCCGACAGATGCTTGAGGTGAGCTTCTTTGAGGACCTTGCGGTCGCCCGGCGAGAGAAGGGACTTCCCCGCCTCCTGGGGAGGGGTCTCCACATTGCCTGCTTCATTCGGTGGGGGAGGATCGCCCGCGTTCGCTGCATCCGCGGCAGCCTGGGCCGCCTCGCGCGCCGCGGCCGCCGCCTCAGCCTTGGCCGCCTCCGCATCGTCTTCGTGTTGCCGGATCTCCTCGACGCTCTCGCCGGGGGTCTGGGACAGGGGCACCAGGAACCAATCGCCACCGTCCACGGGCTCGAAGTTCATGCGCTTGCGGGCCTCGTTCTGCGTGATGACCCCGGCCGCGAAGAGTTTCGTAGTGTTCTGGACGCGCGAGTCCTCACTGTCCACCATGGCGTCGATGCCGACCAGGTCCGGCACGATGCTGATGTCCGTGTCGATGTCCGGGTGCACCAGGCGCTCATTGAAGGCCCCATAGAGGCGGCGTAGGGCGGGCTTGCCCACGTAGTCCCAGAACGCCTTGAGCTGCTGCTCGCTGTTCGCGTAGGTGGCAGAGTCGAAGTTCTGGACGAGCATGGGGGGGACGCCAATGGCGGCAGCGATCGCCTCGCGGGCGAACTTGCGCAGCCCCAGGAAGTCCATGTCCCTGATGCTCATGTTGTCTGGGTGGTAGTCGACCTCCCACGGCAAGACCAGCAGGCGGTTCGCGTTGTCGCTGCCCCGGTTGTTCTCGTCGATGTTCGCCTGGACCTGCTCGAGTTGCTCCTCGTCCATCACGAGGCCGTCTTTGGGCGACAGGATCCCTCCGGCGCGCATCCCGTTACGGATCATCGAGAGGTTGTAGTGCGCAGCCTCCACATCGGATGCCACCTCGCGACGCACCCCGCTCATGGGTGAGAAACCGCGATAGGGGCTCCGAGGGTTGAAGTTCTTGACCGGGACCATCTCCTCGGCCGGGATGAAGATCAGACGCTCGCCCGCGCGCACCGAATACCCCTCGATGCGCCTCTTCCCGCTCTTGTCGGGCACAGCACTCACGAGTTGGGGGTTGATCCGGTGGAGTTCGATCACGTCGCGGAACCGGTTCCGGATCTTCTCCGCATATGCCTCGCCGGAAAGGTTCAGGTCGATGAAGTTCGACTCCATGAACTCGAACCGCGTATCCTCGCCATTCACGCGCTCGAGGAGATCACGCACGCGATTCGCAGACTGCCCCGTGACCGCGACATCCGTCCCGCGCTTCACGATCCGATATTCGGTCCCGGCAAGGGCACCCGCGAACCGATAGACGGCAGCGTAAGTGAAGACGGAGACCTCGATCGTCTTCTGCAGTGGTAGCAGAGGAATCGAGGCCCCCTTCCCTGTCGGGCTCCAATCCGCACGCGCCAGCGGGGCGTACGTCTTGCTGTTCTTCACGCGCATCTTGGCGCGCCGCTTCCGCCTCTCGACGATGCGACGCCTGGCGTCTTTTGTCCCCATCCGCTCCCCAGCAGAAGACTCACCAATCAAACCCGCGACGACGTATGCCTTTTGTGTTGCCCTAAGTCAAAACAAGAGTTACAAGCGAAGCCGAAGGGGGGCCAAGCGCCCAAGGGAGATAGGGGAACTATTGGGGGTCCGGGATGGGGGGCCCCCTACTTCATCGGCGTGGATAAAACCGTCGACACTTGTGCACAAGTGCGTACTACCGACGCACGCGCCCCACACGCGTCCCCATGCCAGACGGCCGCAGTGTGTGCACGAAGTAGCGCAGCGCATCGAGCGCGTGATCCGCTTGCCCGCTCTTCGGCGCGTTGTCCTTGTCGCTCCACTCATACTTAAGGAGCTCCTTCTTCAGCTCCTTGCAGGCCGGAGAGATGAAGAGCTTGGGACGCCCATTGTCGCCGTAGCGGAAGAGGCTCTGCACCGTCAGGATCCCGGGCAGGATCTCCTTGTTGGCCTTCCTGGCCGGAAAGACTCCGCCCTGCAACAACTGTTTCCGCTGCCCTGAGTCCCAATCCGTGATCGTCATGAAGGGCTTGATCTCGGCCCCATCCGTCACCAGGCGCACCGAGGAGTCAGTCGTTTTCAGCTCAGCCCCCTCGCGCTTGGCGATCTCTCGGATGACGTCCTGCACGAGGACGCCCTTCCGATAGAACTCGTCGAACACATAGTAGTTGTGGTCCTCGTCAACGGCAATCCACAGGACAACGAAGGGATCTGTATACCCGAAGTCGATCGCGCGCCCCACGCGCCACCCAGGTAAGGGCCAGTCCTTCTGCCAGAACCCCACGTGCGACATGGGCTGGAACCCCTTGTATACAAGACCGTGTTTCGGCGTCGGGATCCCGCGCACCTGCTCGTTGAAGACTTCTTCCGGCATATCCTTGCTGTGAAACCTGATGCTCTCGAGGTTGGCCGTCGGATTCATCCGGGCATCGGCGTTGATGGCAAAGTGGCCAGGCTCACCCCGCAGCCCCTTCTCATACAGCTTGGCCGTCCAGTCCATCCCGCTCGGAGTGCTCGGGATCAACGTAATCCCGTCCCTCGTCGTCAGGCGCATCTTCAACTGGCGCTCCCACTGACGCTCCGGGATGTTCGCTCCCTCACACAGGCACAGGCAGTCCAGTTCCTCGCCCAGGAGCTTCGTCTCGCGCATGGAGCTCCGAACACGCACCCACGAGAACTCCGTCCCTGGAGGCATGTGCGGACCCCAGCCAGCCCTGATCTCACACCCACCCGTAGACCGAGGGTTCCAGCTGATCCGCCCCCCCATCTTCTTCGAGAAGTGGTCTTTGATGTAGGGCCATATCTCCTCGCGCATGATGAACTGGCGGACGTAGTCGAACTCCTTCTCCGCCAGCTCATACTCGGGCGCCACAAGCCACGTCTGCGTCCCAGGCGTCAACAGGATCGGGGCAATGTCATACCCCGCCACCATGCTCTTCCCCGCTCGAGCACCACCAGAGAAGACCTTGATCTTCGCTAGGCTCGCATGAAATGCACATTGGTGAGCCCCCGGGTAGTAGCCAACACGCTCATACAGCTCGGCCTTGTCCATGAAGACGCGCTCCCCAAGAGGATCGGCATACCACTTGGGCTTGCCGTTCTTCCGCTTGGGGTTGTCGACCGCAAAGTCCCGCAGCGTGAACTCCCGGGCACGCCACATCCGCTGGTGACGCTCAAAAAACGCATCGAGCTCAGGAGACCAACGCTCCGCCCCCCGAAGGATGTGCCTCGCGTCGACTGTGTCCTGGATCTGGGTCGTCAATCGTCAATCCTCGCCGCAACGAAGATCCCCGCCATGATCCCTAGCATGAACCCCAGCAAGACACCCAACGCCAACAACAACTCCTGCTCCATGATCACGCGAAACTCGGTCGCGGATGCGGGAGAGTCAAGCCTGGAAAGCTGAACCATCCTTTAAACGAGAAAAGGCCCCAGATGGGGCCCTAGCGCCTGACCGTATCCTAGAAGAACACGAGACCCGACGAATGCCTCACGGCCTCGTCGGCCGCCTCGGCATCGACCCGCGAGGGGTCGAGGACCAGGAGCGTCCCCGCGTCCAGCAGGTCCGCCGTGACCACCGTCACGATCTGCCCATGTTCTGGGGCATGGGTGACGCGAACCCGCAAATCCACGGGGTCAGAATCGAATCCGATCAAAGAACGCGCGATGGCGTAGTCGCCTACCTTCAACATGATGCCCTCCTTGTGGGCGCCGGGGTTTGAGTTGTGTTTCGCGTTCGTCATGGATGGCACTTCGGACAGCGACACCGACTATTCCCAGAGGAGCAAAAAAAAAGAGAGCGCCGCATGGGCGGCCCAGGCTAGTCAGCCTCTTCCATGATGCGGAACCCAGGGTCATCGTCGTAGATCACATGGGGGGACTTCCCCAGGACAAAGAAGATGTCCGCCACCTCTGCCAGCGTCACCGTCCCCGGATGCGACTCGAGCCGTTTCTCAAACTCGAGACTCATCCCTACGCGCCCGGACAGCCCACTGGACGAGATCGGGTCCGAGATTATCAGCCGGTAGAGGTTCTCCTCAAACTCCGCGATGAAACGCTCTCGGTTCTCGGCGCGGTCCCTACTCTCCGCCGAGATAAGCTGATCGAGCCGATCTTTCTTCCTGGACATCATCTCACCTTGCAATACGGACACTCGATAGCCGGGATGGCCATGCCGTGCCGTATCTTCATCAGCACACGACGACACTCAGGGCAGGTTAAGTCCAAGAAAATGACGCGGGGGGAGGGTTCAATTTCGGAAGGCGAATGCGCGGACGATGCTTTGGGTGTTGGGCTCGCGGCTCGTGATTTTCGACCCGCCCTCCCCTCCTCGAGAGCCTCAGAGTCATCCTCTGCCCAGGGATCTATGGCATCGATGTTAGGGCCCTTCGAGGGAGGCTGCTCTGCCTTGGTGTCAGCCCCCGAATGTCCGTTATCGGAAACCGACCCCCTTTTGCCCTGTTCTGCCATCTTGTCTGTTAGGGTCCCAGACGCTTCATCATCGCCCTCGATCACAGCGAACACCGCTTCCTCCACCGCGGCCTCAACGTCATCACCTGGCATCTGTGCCTGGAACACACCAAGGGATGCAGCGTCCTCGAGGATGCCCCCTACCTTCCGCCTGCTCTTGACTCTCTCAGTGACCGCCCTCTTCCTCGTCGATGCCTTGACCTCGAGCACCTCGTCCCCACGTGAGGCACGCATCTCGATGTCACCATCAGTGCCTGCCATGGCCTTCATCAAGGCAGCCATCCCTT